CTAAGCTTTCCCAATTAAAAGCCGAAAAAAATAATTGATAAATCACGTTTTTTCAGGCAAAATAATGTCTGAATGAACCTACAATTTTATAAGGGAAATGCAAAAGTAACTGGAACCGCTTGCTCTTTTCAAACGAAGGATACCTCTTTGTTTGTTAATTTTATCAAGCAGCACTCTTGGAACGAAGCCAAGAAGCTTGGGTCTTTTCGTGAGAACGCAAAGAACCCAGAGAAGACTACTGTATTAAAGTTTAATGCAGTCGAAGCAGCAGGTATCGTAGATGCAATCAACAGAAATGCTGAGTACAAGTTCTATCATACCGCTCCTAACTCAAATGCAATGGGCAAATTCTGCCCGTATCTCAGAGACAATAATCAGATTGGATTTTCTTTCAATGCCTCAAAGGAGCAAAAGGGAGATTCAGTTAATAAGGTTAGCTTTTTGATTGGCTTCACTTTTGCAGAAGCAATTCTCGTCAAAGAGTTCTTGCAAGAGTTTATCAGAAACTCTTTCTATGCTCAAGACAAAGCCGCTTCAGCCCCAAAGGAGGCTCAAGAAGAGGAAGCCCCAAAGAAGCCAGCTTATAATAAAATTCAACTAAATCAAACTGCTGCCCAAACTGAAGCAGAGGCTCAAGCAGAAGAACTCGTATTCTAATGCGAAAGAAAAAGATAGTAATTCAAACGGATTGGTGCCTCGCTAAAACTGGATTCGGTAGGGCAGCGAAGGAACTAGTCTCTTACCTGTATAACACTGGTAAGTATGATATTATCCATTACTGCGGGGGAACCCAAGTGGGTTCTCCCGCTTTATCCAAGACTCCTTGGAAGAGTCTTGGAAGTGTCCCTACCGATCCCAATGAGATCAATAGGATAAATGCTGATCCCGCCCTCGCTAGAGATGTATCCTATGGCTCTTATTATATTGATCAAGTAATCAAGGAAGAGAAGCCTGATATTTGGATTGGAGCGCAAGATCCTTGGGCTTTTACTCAATACTATAATAAACACTGGTATAAAAATATCACTTCTCTTCTTTGGGTTACACTTGATTCTCTTCCGATCTATGATGAAGCAATAAATCAAGCAAAAAAGTCTTCTCAATACTGGATCTGGAGTGAGTTTGCTACAAAAGAAATGCATAAAATTGGCATCAATAATGCCAGAACCATGCATGGTCCAGTAAATCATTCTAAATTTAGTTATTTGGGAGCCGAGAAAAAGAAGCAACTTAAGGCACGTTTTGGTCTTAGTGATTCTTTTATTGTCGGTTTCGTATTTAGAAATCAACTTCGCAAGTCTGTACCTAACCTGCTAGAAGGTTTTAGAGACTTTACTAAAAATCATCCCGATGTAAAAAATGCAAAGCTATTACTCCATACTCATTGGGGCGAAGGCTGGGATATTCATAAGCTTGCAGACGAATATCAAATAGATAAAAAAGATATCTATACGACTTATGTTTGCAATAAATGTAAAAATTACTTCATTACGCCTTTTCAAGGCCAAGAATTAAAGTGTCCATCTTGTAATTCTGATAAAAGCTGTTCTACAACAAATACTGGATTTGGTGTAACCGAAGAACAGTTGTGTGAGGTTTATAATTTGATGGATGTTTATTGTCATCCGTTTACTAGCGGCGGACAAGAGATTCCAATCCAAGAAGCAAAATATTGTGAGCTTGTAACTTTAGTAACTAACTATAGTTGCGGAGAAGATATGTGTCACCCTGATGCTGCTTCTATTGCTCTTGAATGGTCAGAGTACAGAGAGCATGGCACTCAGTTTAGAAAAGCTTCTACTTATCCTCAGTCTATAGCAAAACAGTTGTATCATGTCTACAAGATGCCAGAGTCTGAAAAGAGACAAATGGGTCAAAAGGCTAGAAAATGGGCTATAGAAAACTATTCTGTTCCTGTTATTGGAAAGATGTTCGAACAGTATATCGACTCTATTCCTTTCACATCTTATGACTTCTCCTTGAAGGAAGAAGAAAAAGATCCTAATGCCAGCGTCCCAAATATTACTGACAATGGAGAATGGCTAATCTTCATGTATCATAATATTCTGAAGATGAAGCAGGTCAATCAGAATGATGACGGATACAAGCATTGGATGAAAAAGCTTTCTGAAGGAGAAAGCCGCCAGAATGTTGAAAACTATTTCCGCCAAGTAGCCGCACAAGAGAATCAAAAAAATAGAAAAATTGATTTTGAAGAAATTCTAGACCCTAATGACAAAGGAAAGAGAATTCTTTTTGTAATGCCAGAAAGCATTGGAGATATTTATCTTTGCACCGCTCTTCTTGAGTCAATAAAAGAAACCTATCCTGACCATAATCTATACTTCGCAACTAAGAAAGATTATTTCTCTATTATTGAAGGTAATCCTTATGTCCACAGAATTATAGAATATATCCCTCAAATGGATAGCTTGCTGTGGTTAGAAGGGTATGGAGACCATCAGGGGTATTTTGAAATAGCTTTCTTGCCTCACATAGGTACTCAAAAAATGCTAAACTATCTTCATAACGGCAAAGACAAGATCGCATTCGATATTAAATAATATGCACCTTTTAGAGCAATATTCTCTAGCTTCTGGAGTTAAGATTAAGAAGCCTTATATCTACGAAAAATTTTTTCCTGTTACCGCTGACAAATATATCACTTTTCATCCAAGCTCTAAGCCTTCAAAGACTTATGATTATTGGCAGGAAGTAGTTAATCTTATTTTTCCTATTCTAAATGAAAAAGGAATAAAAATTATCCAGCTTGGACAAGACAAAGAAAAGGTTTACAGCAACGTTCTAAGTTTTGTTGGGTTAACTAATATTAATCAAACTGCTTTTATTCTAAGAGACTCACTTCTCCATTTTGGAGCGGATAGTTTCCCCACTCATATTGCTTCTGGTTACGGCAAAAAGATTGTAGCGTTGTATTCCAATAACTATGTCAATTGCGTGAAGCCTTTCTTCGGAGACCCTAAAGACCATATTTTGCTTGAGCCGAAGAGAACCAACAAGCCAACGTTTTCTTTTGAGGAGAACCCCAAAACAATCAATTCAATAAAGCCAGAGCATATTGCTAACAGTATTCTAAAACTACTAGGTATTCCTCATAACAACTCTATCCAAACTCTTTATTTTGGCACCGAATACAATAACATGAGATTAGAAATGGTGCCTAATCAAATTGTAAACCCAAAACAGTTTAATTCTAATAATATTGTTGTTAGAATGGACTTGGAGCATAACGAGAAATTCCTCAACGAACAGCTTCAAGTTTGTCAATGCTTTATAATCACAGACAAACCTATTGATCCAAATATTATTATTAATAATAAAAATAATATTGGAAGAATTTTTTACGAAATTAAAGAAAACAACAACATAGGATTTGCAGACTTTTTAGCATCTAGTAATATTTCTTATCAATTGTTTACTTATTTAGAAGGCAAGGAATTAGAAGAAATTAAACTTAAATACCTTGAACAAGAGCATATTACTCAAATGCCAATTAATCTAAAAAAGAAAACTGGCATCGAATATACTTCCAACGCTTTCTATAAATCAAACAAGAGATTAATTAGTAATGGCAAAGTTTACTTGAGTGAATCTTCTTTAAAAAATGGAATTGAAGCAAAGCAGCTTGCTGAACCCGTTATCGACTGTCCAGAGTTCTGGAAAGAGGTTGAGAATTTCTGGATTTTTAGAGTTGATAAGTCCGCAGTTTCGGCATAGTATATCTATGTGAATACTGTAAAGAAACTTGTTCGTTCCTCTGAAGGTCTCATTGAAGGTGTAGAATATCACTTTAATGATGACGGTTCTATTAACTGGCGAAAAATGATCAAGCCAGAATTCCTTGTTCCAAACAGGGATAAGACCAATGAAACTGATGTTACTAAGCTAGAAGATAAAGATCTACTCATCCTTCTAGCTGGAATTAAATATGTAGCACAACTTAGAGGATTTCACTCTGTTGATTACACCGTAACCTCTCCAAGTTCAGACTATGTAGTAGCAGTTTGTAAAATAGACTGGATTTCAAACTATGAAACAGAAGGAAATTGCATTACATTTTCTTCTATTGGAGATGCTTCTCCCGGTAACACTAAGGACTTTGCTCGTCATTTCTTGGGTCCAATTGCCGAAAATAGAGCGTTTATTCGCTGCGTCCGAAACTTCTTAAAGATCAACATCGTTGGTCAAGATGAAATTGGCAAGTCGAAGAACAATGTTGTTGATGATTCCGCCGAGTCTTCAGCAATCTTTGAGCCTCATGCTATTCTTGAAAAAGTAATGAAAGAGAAGAGCGTTACTTTCACGAAGCTTAAAGAAAAATTGATTAAAGAAAACTATACTAACGCTGATTCTCTTATGTCAATAGCTGACATTCCAAAGATTAAAATCTTTGAATTGATTGAAAGAATTCAAAAGCTTAAGTAATTAAGAAACTCCGATTCCGGGCGAGCTAGAACCTGCTCCTACTGAACCTGCAAATATTTTACTTGAAGAGCTTACTGTTCCTAATCCTTTAAATAGAGAAGCTTCTGAATTAATAGTTTCAATTCTAAGTTTTAAGTATTTAGAATCAATTGGATCATTTGGATTTACATAATCCCCTGTTGCAGGAATTTTCGTAGAAAAGTCTACTCTCAAATATCTTCCATTCTTGGAAGGTTTTGTTGTAGTAAGCATAAACCTCTTTCCGTTATACCCAGTGGGATAAAGGATTGAGGTTTTTAGTTGTACATCAATATCATTGAAATCTGCATCATTATTAGAATAAATTTCATCGTATCTAACTGTTAAGTTATTCTCTCCAACGTATTGGCTACCAGTTAAGATGATATCAGCTATTCTTGCGAAGTTATTTGGATTTTGAATAGTTAAAAATGGCTGATCTGTTGTTTCATAAACTGCTCCATAGTTAGCTAATCTCATGTCTAGTTTTTCACCAACCACGAAACCGTTATCCAATGGAAACGTAACTGACGGGCTATAATAAGCATAGTATTTAGAACCATCTCCACTTTGTGCAGCAAAGTTGTTTCCAGAAAAAATTAAGTTCGCAGGTGGATTTTTTAATATAAACCCAGAAGAAGGATTTGATACTATAGCGTTATTGCCTTGCCAGAAATTTGGAGTAGAAGAAGTTGGATTAAATATTATATCTACTCCTGTAACTTGACCAACATATGGAGGCATGAAAGAAACTAAAGCGTTTGCAGTTGGAACTCCTGCTCCTCCATCTGTAAAGCCTATTGATATTGCAGATGATGCATAACCAGCACCTCCACTAATAATACTGTATCCAGTAATATTTCCGCCAGCAGAATTAAAGAAATTTATCTTTGCCTGTTTTTTATTAAATTGGAAGACTGTTGGGAAATTTTCTACTAGCACTCCATTTACTTTTGTAAAAAAGTTAACACCAGTCAAATACCTAACTCCTTCACCATTGAAAGTAATAACAGAGCCATCCCATCCGCTAACCTGAGTTGTTCCATCTAGTCTATATGTTAAGTTATTGTTTAGATAAGCGTCATTGATTGAGATGAATGGAATATAATTAAAATTACCAGTAACAGGATACTCTTCTCCTAAATAAGTTTGGAGATAGAACATTCCAGAGATTGGCCTTATGTCTTCTACGTCTTTGCCATGTAAATTCTTTCCTGCCATTGATGGAGGATAGAATTTTAACTGACCATAATCTTTATAAATGACATTACTATTTAAGTCTCTAGAATCAGTTACTACTGTTATTCCTGATTTATAATTTGCTGCTAAATAAGGGAAAGACGTAGCTATTGCTCCAGAAGCTCCTCTAGCAAGAGTGCCAACTCCCTCAAATTTAATTCCTGTTACATAATTAAGATTTTCGCCAGTTAAAGTAATTAGTGATCTATATGTACCTGTTAGAATGTTTAAAGATGAAGTAGAAATAGATGGAGCTTTAATTGTGATAGTTTTGTACATGTTATCTGCATCAAAGCTATTTCTTTGGAAAAATATCTGACCACTTCCAACATATCCATCTAAAGTTATGTAACTATTTGAACTTACTGTGGTTCCAATGCCAATCGTATCTGAACCACTGAGTAGCAATCCTAAGTCAGGTATTTGAGAAGAAACGTCTGATACAATATTTAAATTTCCAGAAAGAATAGAGTATCCAGTATAAGGTTGAGCTAATCCAGAAAGGGTAGAGATGTCAGCAACTGACATTGCTTGAGAAATTAAATACTGACCTGTTTTATTTGTTAGATTATTAAATCCACTAATGTAAAGGTCTCTTGTTTGAAAATTATGAGCATTGATTCCTGTAACTAATATAATATCTCTAGTTCTATAAGTATCAGCGTTTGAACCAGAAACAGTTGTGCTTGGATTAAATGAAGGAGAAAATCCTTTTATTTCAACAGTGGTGCCTGAATTAAAAAATCTAAAAACTCCTTTCTTTACATCTCTTGGTACTCTTATCAAAGCCCCAGTTGAAGTAGGAGCTACAATGTGAGGATATTTTATTATTTCATTATTAAATCCAACGCCATAAAAATCAAGACTACTTAAATTACTACCAGACAGAGTTATTGAATCATTAAAATAAGCAGAGTTTGGAGTTATTTTTGAGATAATAGGGTTAATAAAAGTTAAAGAATCTGTCGTAGTTACTCTTGTACTACCATTAATAACTATTGGACCATCTGTAATATCATAAACTTGAGGAATGAAAAAGCTTAATCCGCTAATGCTTTGCCTTCTAAAAGCTGTAATTACCTTGTAAGCACCATCTTGTCTGCCTAGTTCTATAGAAGTAACTGTATTTAAAAATTTTCCAGATAGGGTAATTAAAGTATTTGCGACCCCAGTTATTGGAGAAAATCCATCTACAACAAGAGTTCCGCTCGCTATAGGCAAACCACTTGGATAAGTATAATTATAGTAATTAGAATTGATAGAAAGAGAATCGCCGCTTTGAGCAAAATCAGGAACAGTAAATACTATTCTTTGAGAAAACTCTGAACCATCTTGAGATATAGTATAATTGCTAACAGAATAACTTCCTATGTTAATTGAACCTACATAGTAGATGTCGCTTCCGTATCCAGTTGCTGGCTGACCTTGGGTTAATAATGCGGGATATATTCCTGTTATTGTTGGAGTTTTAAGGAATGTGAATTGTTTATCAAACCCACCAGTAATTCTAGAATATGTGTTATCTAATACTAAATTAGTTTTTCTAGTTGAAGATAAGTTAGGAGTATTAAGGCTTAAATAACCGAAAGTCCTAACGTTATCATCTATTAAGTCAGCATTTGCATGAATTAAAACCTCTGTATTTGAATTATTTCTAGCTCTCCTAATAGGAGCAAAATTAGAGTATTGATAAGGATTTTCTCTTACAACTCTAACTTCATCTATATAACCGCTCCAATAATTAGCAGGAGTATTTGCATAATCTCTTCCAATATAAATATCAAAAACTGGATTTGTTAAACTCTTGTCGGCATTTAAACTAAAATCAAGATTAGAAGTAGCAAAGTTCAAATTGTAATTAATTCCAGATAAATTAATTGGTGCGCCATTCAATAATATCTTTCCACTAATACTGCTTCTATTAAAGTAGCTCTTACAAATTGAAAGTCGATTCCAGTCGCTTGTATTTATTTGTCCAGAAAAGTTTGAATTAAATCCATCCCAATCAATACCAGATACAACTAATTGATTAGAAGTGACAAAGACATTTAATCCGCTTTGACTACCTATCAAGAATTTTTTATCTGAAGAAGAAAAACTTGCTAATGGTCTAAAGTCTAACTCTACCGCAAAAGTATTTCCATAACTTAAAGGAATGTTTGGAGATTGACCAGTAATAGAAAACTTAATGTATGGTCCGGGGCTTCCAGAAAATAAGAAGCTTCTGTCGTCATATTTTGACGTATTGTTGCTTATTCTTACAGAGCTAGAAGCTGTTAAATCTTTCTGAGGTCTAAATGTTGATTGATAAGAATAGCTATTCGCATTTTCAGTAGCTTCAACAATTGAATTAGCATCACCAGTATCCTGAAATAGGAACTGAGATTCTGGATAAATATTATGCCCAAGAACTTCAATAAATCCACCTATGTAATTTTCAAAGGTTGATATGTTTTTGATTACTGGAGAGCTTTTAATGACTTCAAAATTCTTAAATAAGAAATCTCTTCCACCCGTGTTTCTTATTGTAATATCATAACACCCTGCATCTGCATTTGTACCAGTGAAAGTTAAACTAGTGTTGCTAGAATTTTTAACAAAAGCAGTTATTGGGAAAGTTTTATTATATAATCCATAATTGTAATCTTCTACATATCCAGAGATGTCTTTTATATTAGATATTTGAGTCCTGTCTGCCCTGTAATCGTAGTCAGAATAGTTTCCTTGAAGGAGTAGTTTTGTATTTGGAACATCAAATAATCCAGAACCAGTGGACACTTGATTAATGCTGTCATATAATCCTATACCTTTAACAATTCTAAAATCTTCTATATATCCAGAAAATGGATTTACTCCATAAACTCCATAAGAACCCGTATTATGAGTTCCAATAAATAAACCGCTACCCGCCGTTATTGTATAGGGAGTTCCAGCAGAAACAGTAGAGAAAGATTGTCTATTAGTACCGCTTATTGCCACAAATGTATCACCATTTGCAGAAGTTCTAGATATTATTACTTTTGTCCATTGATTTGCTGGTATCAAAGAAGTCGCAATTGTAGCTTTAGCTGAATTACTAGCGTAAAATGTCCAATTAGTGCTTGCAGCAGCTTTATAAAAATAAAAACCATTTCCATCCCATCCTTGATCTTGGAACATATCAATTCTTGGAGTTGAAGTGTATGGCAATGGATTAACTGAAAATTCTATAGTAAATGGATCTGCTCCAAAACTAAAATCACCACCAGAAGGAGAAGGAATTTGCAGATAAGAATTTCCGCTAAACAGTAAAGATCTACCAAAAAGCCCAACTTGAGAACTTCTAACTCCGCTATTTAATATAGTTTTTGGTTGTCTATAGTTTAGTCCGCTTAGAGTAATTCCAGTAGCGTAATTAAAGTTTTTACCGATGGCAATATTAGATTGTCCAGAATTTAAATAGTAATTTAAAGCATTAAATACAACAGGAGCTTTAAGAACAGTTATTTGATTTCTGGAAGTAAAAGTAGTGTCGTCTTTTGAATTTATTGTTACAAATCCAGCATTAGCATTTGCAGGGACTACTCCTGAAATTACATCTCCACCACCAGTAAATGGAGCGGTTACAAATCCAGTAACTCCATTATCTACAGAGGTAGTAAAATTGACAGGAAAATAACTTTGAGTTACATAAGATAAGTTAAAATTATTTCCAGATATTCTAAGAACATCTCCTTCGTATGGCAGATTATCACTAAATCCACTTATATAAATGCGACCATAAAAATTAAAATCACTAGCTACAGAAACTATTCCGGTATTATTGTAGCCACTAACTCTAATTGGACCTGTCGTATAACCGCTTGGAACCTTAACTAGCAAAACGCCGCTATCTGGTTGATAAGATAGATTTGTTCCAGTGATATTATTAAAGGATACATATTGTACGCCACTTAATGATTTGCCACTTACTGCAACAAATTGACCAACCTCTTGTGTTTGTGGTATTATGGCATCCAATCTTGGTATTGGAAAAAAGTCTACTCCACTTACATACATTGGAGAAGAGACCGAATTTCCAGTAATAAAATAAAATTTAGCCTGACCAAAAGCTACATTTTCTGGAACGTTAAATTCAATATATTCTGGTGAAGCGTCGTAATAAGAAAAATCAATGAAGCCAGCACCGGGAAGCTGCAATCCACTTACTGCATAAAGACCCGCGCCCGTGACGCGCATCTTTTGATTTATTAAACCTGTATTGTAGCTTGGCATATTATAATCCTTGAAACTGCGTAGATAATCTTATATCATTAACAGATACACTTGTTTTAAAGTTAAAAATAGAAGAAGAAGTCGTCTCTTCTGTCTCTATGAAAATAGCAGCAGCACCTTTTAAACTTGTAGGAGCAACCGCAGTAAGCAAAGAAGTAGAAACCGGAGTAAAAGAAGCTGCCTCTGTGTTTCCAAAAAGAATCCTTTTAACGTTTATAAAATTACTTCCATTTATTGTCACGGTGGCTCCGGGCAATATAACTCTTGGAGTGAAATCAGTTATTGCTGGTCTAAAATGCGAGAAGTCTTGTTTTAAAGAAAACTCAGATCTTATGTATCCTTGAGACTCGACAGAAGATCTTTTAGAGGAAATTATTCCCGCAAAAGACAATGTATCAAGAGGAACTGCCCCTGTTTGAAGCGAAATATAAAAGTCGCAAGGAACTCCAGAATATGGGAGAGAAACATTAAAGTTATCTATCTCAAAAGAAACCGATTGAGACCTCTTTCCAAGATAAGCCCTACCGCTTTGATCAAAAGTAGAAGCTCCTTCTTTATTGTACTTCTGGACCTCTCTTTGGTATTGATAGCTAAAATTTGTAAAATTATAACCGTTAGAATCAAAAGCAGTACCATCTAGATTTCCAGACAGATAAAAATTTGAAAAATTTAAGGGTGTAATTTCTGGCAGATTGGCCGGGGCAGTAGGAGAAAAAGAGCCTTTTAATGTTTCAAAAACTTTAAGCTCAAGATCTACTTTAGCTAAAGAATCTGGAGACCCTTTTATAGAATAGCTTGTAACGTAACCACTTTGGAAATATAGACCACAAAAATTTCCAGAAATACCCTGCTCAGAATTTGCGCCTAAAAGATATTCCTTAACAAAGTCTTTTCCTGTCAAGTAATAAGAAATAGAAAAACTTGTATCTACTGTATCTTCTGGAGAATATGTATAAGAGTTCTTTTTAAATTCTTCATTATAAACAGGAGTGTTACTTGAATCAAGAGACATATTTACATTAGTGGCTAGTATGTCTACGCCACTTAGCTTAAATGTGCAATTTTTATAGTTGAAAAACATTTAGAAACTCCTTTTTAATGATATTTTATTTTTAGCGAAATCGTCAATATTAATTGATAGATTGGAAGAGTCAATCTTGCTTCCTGAAGTGTTGATAATCATTATTGATTGATCGCCAAAAGTAGTTATGTTTATCTTGGCGTTTTCTGCTGTTGATAAGTCTGTATTAGAGAAATTTGAATTAAAATTTTCTACAGTAAAATCAAACGTTTCTTCTCCAGCGGACAAATCAACTTGTCTTGGCCTTTGTTGACCGACTGAATAAATTGGATTCCAGTTGATAGAGATGCCGTAGTTGAAGTCTAAAACATTATAAAGAGCGGCTGTTCCTGAGACTTTAGCATTCCACGAATGAGCTATGCCTGATCCGCTGGCTAAATTATTAATTGCAGTTTTGTCATTAATACTTCCAGAAAGATTAGAAAAACTAGAAAGAGAAACAGAAGCTTGTACTTTTGAATTAGGATTTACTGTCAATGAATATCTAGAAGGATAAAAAGACCCACTTACCCCTGCCAAAACAACCTGAACAGGAACAACTGCTTCAGGAAAGCTACCAGTAAAAATTCCTGTTTTTATGTAATCGAAACATTTATATATAGGATCAGAGATGTTTGGAAAATAAGTAAACTCAATATTAGTCTCATCTGCTTTAGTTTTAAACATCTGAGACGAGTTTTGTCTTCCGATTACATAAGTAGAATTTATGTTTCTATTTACTCCAATAGAAGTATTCTGAGCCAGAACTAGTCCTGACCCAAAACGCGAATTAAATACTACTTCACACTCATTAAAATATTTCATCCTTTTGCCTTATTTCAGATAGCCCCTGTACCTTACCGTTATTCCTACAGGAGAATTTACACTAGCAGAGAAGTCTTCGGAAACATCAATGAAATAACATAACGAACTTCCAAAATTAAAGTTTACTGAATTACCATTAAAATCTTTAGTGTTAATATAAAAATTACTTATATTCTTCAAGTTATAAGACAAATCAGACAGCTTTTGAAGCACATAGTTGTCTTGAGCTATATTAAAATCACAACTCACTTCAAGAGGGTAAATACTTTTAACAGAAAAAGGAGTGGAAGAGCCTAAGTAATAGGCGGGATTTCTATTAACTGCTATGCTTAAATTGAAAGAATTGACTCTATTTGTTGTGAAATCATTTATTCCTATGTCAATAGTGTTTGAGTTTACCAATGCTGTTGAACTAGTTTGATTAAAAGAACCCGCCGAAGAAATTGAACCAGCATCATTAAAAATTTGAAAATCTGCTCTAACAGTAGGAATTTCTCCGATTTGGGCACCGCAAGTATAAGAAGTTAAATATCCACTTTGAAATCCAAATAGGATATTAGAACTAGGATTAGCCTTCTTGGTTACGAAGCCATAATTTCCAGCTTCCCCTGTGCAACCAAGAAAATCATTGGACGTTGTTAATAAACTAGTCACAGACAAATTAGCAGCCTTTGCTCCTTCTGGAGTGTAAAAGCTGCTATTCATACCAAGATATTTGGTATGTTGAACTGGCATTTGATAGGAAGCCTGAATCTCCTGAACGCCATGAACTTGGCTTTGATTCAAGTAAAAATCCAAGTTCTGCTTATTTAGTCGAGATAATGCCATCTTATTTTATTATTTACACAAAAAAGTGTAATAATAAGTTGGTAAAAGGTAAAAGGTATGTCTAGTTCAATTTTTAATATTAGCTCATGGAGCAATTCTGTCGCATATAATAAGCATGACATTATTGTGTATACAGATAATCGATACTATTATGCCAAAGCTGGCGTACCTGCAAATAACCCTCCAGTCTATTCTAACGTAATCTCTAATACTGATGCTTACTGGGGAGGATATTTTCAACACCCAGTCGTCAAGAAAGACTATCCTTTGTTTATTTGGAAGCCTTCTTATCAAACTCAAGCAAATTTTGATCCCAAAGTTAATGTAATAAAATATGGAGATGGATACGAAAAGAGAGTTAGCGATCAAATAAACTTTAATCTTCTTAATTTTGAATTAAACTTTGATGGATTAACTCTGGATGAATGCACCGCAATACTGCACTTTTTAAGTGCTAGATCTGCGAAAACAGCTTTCATTTACTACCCATCTGCGCCTTATTCAGTTGCATCAACTGATGCCAAGCTATTTGTTTGTAGAAGATGGAGTTCATCTAATCCATTTTTTAATAACTTTTCCATAAAGGCTACGTTCGAAGAAGTACCAGCATAATCCTATGGCTACTCAACAAGACAAAGATTCATCTTTAAAAGTAAACAGAGAGTTCTTTTCTCTTGAGCCTTCTTCGATAATTTCTTTATTTGAAGTAGACTTAACTGAAATTGGATTTGATACTGCTTCTCAGTTTGTAGTTAACATTAAGAATTTTCAAATATCATTGCCGGGAGCAGAAACTGGTGTTTTTAATTATAGGGTAATTCGCCTTCATAATAATTTAAAGCTCGGAAGAAACATCATTTACTGGAAAGGAAATGCGTATCTACCTGCTCCGCTTTCTACAGAGGGTTTTGAAATAGCTTCAAGAGGCGTATTTCCTAAGCCTAAAGTTCAGATCAGTTTTTCTGATGATATGCTTGATGTGTTTAGCTTATTTAGAGGAACTGTTAATTTTGGAGATTTAATTGGAGCTAAGTTTACTAGAATTAGAACATTTGCTAAATTTCTTGACAGATCAAATTTCTATCAAAACGACGGAACCTCTCCTCTGTCGCCAGATAGACTTATAATACCAGAAGGATTTGATCCTGATCCTAATTGCGAGTTTCCTAGGGATATTTATTATTTTGATAGAAAATCTTCTGAAAACAAAAATAGTATTCAATTTGAACTATCAAGTGCTATAGATCTAGACAGAGCCAAACTTCCTAAACGAAGAGTATTAAGTTATATTTGTCCTTGGCAATATAGAGGAGAAGGTTGTCTCTATGAATAT